GCCCCTGTGTTCGCTTACTGAGATGGCCGGAGGGTCGATGCATCGCAATGCTGTTGCCGCCTTCCTTCAGGCCGCTGGGATCGTCACCGCTATCGTCGCCGGGTTTACCGTGAGCGTCGCTCTGGGTGCGATCTGTGTCGGTGTGGGCGTGTTCCTGGTTGGTGTTGCTGTTGAGGATGGTGACGCCTGATGTTCGGCGGACTACTCCGACGTGGCGATGATGGCGACGAGGAACGCGACACGACGATCAACTTGTCGCAGTACGCGAACCTGTGGGCTGACTCGGGTCCGTATTCGCCGGTTTCGGTGTCGACTGCGACGGCGTTGACTCATGCTGCGTCGTCGGCGTGTATCGACACGTTGGCGTCGTCTGTGTCGTCGTTGCCGTTGGATGCGGTGCGGATGGTCGGGTCGACTCGTCGCCCGATTGAGCCGGCGCCGATCCTGATTCGTGAACCGTCGTCGCTGGTTGAGCAGGACGTGTGGCTGTACCAGTTGATGCAGTCGTTGTTGACGGACGGCAACGCGTTCGGTGAGATCACCGTCTACAGCGGGTCGCTGCCGTCGTCGATCGAACTGCTCGACCCTGATGTGGTGACGCAGCGCCGGTTTGTGAATGGTGTGCCGACGGTGACGATCGGCGGCCAGGACCGGCAGCTTTTCCCGTTCGGTGATGTGTGGCATGTGCCTGGCCGGTTCGTGAAGCCCGGCACACCGTTCGCAGACTCGCCGGTGCAGCGTGCAAAGGCGACGATCGGCGCGGCTGTCGCTGCCCGCGAGTTCGGCTCGAGGTTCTTCGGCGACGGCGCCCACCCGGGCATGATCGTCAGGTCTGAGCAGGCGTTGACGCCGGAGCAGGCCGAGGGCATCAAGAAGTCGTTGATGCGTGCCACCAAGGGCAATCGCGAGCCGGCGGTGCTGGGTGCGGGGCTCGAGGTTGAGCCGATCATGGTGAACCCGAACGACTCGCAGTTCATCGACCTGATGCGGTTCACGACTGAAGAGTCGGCGCGGTTCTGGCGTGTGCCACCGAGCATGATCTACGCCGCCACGTCCGGCCAGTCGGTGACTTATGCGAACGCTTCGCAGAACGACCTCGCGTATCTGAAGCACAGCCTTGAGGGGCATCTGGTGCGGATTGAGAAGGCGTTCACACGACTGCTGCCGGGTGACCAGTTCGCACGGTTCAACCGCAACGCGTTCCTTCGTTCTGATCCGACGACTCGTTCGGAGATCCAGGACCGGCGGCTCAAGAACCAGACGCTGACCATCAACGAGGTTCGTGCCCAAGAGGACGAACTGCCGTTTGACGGTGACGACTACAACGAGCCGGGCATCCCCGGCGACGACCAGGCGCGCGACCTGTCGGTCGCTGAGTCGGTCCAGAAGGTTTACCTCGGCGTGCTGAACGGCGTCATCACGGCCGACGAAGCGCGCCAGATCATCAACGAAGCGGGCGGCGACTTGGACGTCCCCGGCCCGTTTGCCAACCCTCAGGACGTTTCCAATGACTGACGCACCGAAGGCACTGCTGACCCGTGCCGTGACATTCGAGACGCGTGCATCCGACGACGGGTTCACCCTCGAGGGTTACGGCGCCGTGTTCAACTCGCCCACCGAGATCAACTCGTGGGAGGGCAACTTCGAGGAACGCATCGCCCCCGGTGCGTTCGCCAAGACGTTGCAGGAACGCAAGCCGGTCGTGCAGTTCGACCACGGCCACGACATCGCCACCGGTTCGGTGCCCATCGCTGCGATCGAGGACATCCGCGAGGACAAGCGTGGCCTGTTTGTGCGTGCCCGCATGTTCGACAACCCGCGTGTCGAGCCGATCCGCCAGGCGATCGCCGGCGGCGCGATTGACGGCATGTCGTTCCGGTTCCGTGTCACCCGCGAAGAGTGGGACGACAGCGGCCCGCTCCCGGTGCGGACGATCAAGGAACTTGACCTGTTCGAGCTCGGCCCGGTCGTGTTCCCCGCTTACGAGTCGACGTCTGTTGGTGTGCGGTCACTGCTGGCCGACCTCGACGACACGCAGCGGGCTCGCCTGCTCACAGACCTTGGTGTTGACGCCGCCCGTTCGGGCACCTCGACACCGTCCCCCGACGCCGCCCCTGAGGGCACCTCGGGTTCCAGCGGTCCTGACCCCAGGGCTGTTCTCACCCTCGCCGCCGCAGCGCGTGCGAGTCGACCCAAGGAGTAACCACCATGAAGGCTCTTGACCTTCTCCGTGGCGAGCGCGAGGCCGTTGAGGCCAAGCGCGACGCCGCCATCGAGGCGATGGAATCCGTCGCCACCGCCGCCCTCACCGAAGAGCGGTCCCTGTCCCCCGAGGACTCCGCCGAGATCGAGGCCCGTCAGGCCGAGATCGTCGCCATCGACGCCGAGCTGTCCGCACTGGACGAGCGTGAGGCTGAGCTGGTGCTGATCCAGGAGCGCACCGCCGCGCGTGCAGCCCGCCCCTCCCTTCAGGTGATCTCTTCGCCGGCTCCCGCCGACGTCATGGTCGACCGTGGCGCCACCCCGCAGCAGCTCGCTGACGCTGTGACCCGTTCGCTCGAGGGCAAGGTCGACGCTCCGGAGAACATGGAGCATGTCCGCCAGCTGGCGCTGCGTCACCGTGCCGACGGCGACTGGGCTCGTCAGATCATCATGCGTGCCACCCCGACCTACGAGTCGGCGTGGGGCAAGGTCATCACCGGACAGCACGTCCGGCTGACCGAGGAAGAGCGCACCGCGCTCTCCACCGTGACTGACGCCAACGGCAACTTCCTGGTGCCGACGCACCTGGACCCGACGGTCATCCTGACCAACTCCGGTTCCAGCAACGCCGTTCGTGCCATCTCCCGTGTGGTCACCCTGACCCGCCCCGGCGACACCTCATGGCAGGGCATCAGCTCCGCCGGCGTCACCGCTTCGTTCGACGCCCAGCTCGCCGAGGTGTCCGACGACTCCCCGACGTTCGCTCAGCCGTCCGTGTCGGTCCACAAGGCGCAGGCGCTCATCATGGCGTCGCTCGAGTCCGCCGAGGACATCCCCGGCCTCGCCGGCGAGCTGCTGATGATGTTCGCTGATTCCCGTGACCGTCTCGAGGGCGCAGCCCACGCGACGGGCTCTGGCACCAACGAGCCGTTCGGCATCTTCACCGCTCTCGACGCGAACACCAACGTCGAGATCGTCTCGGACACCGCTGCGGCGCTGTTCAAGGAGGACCTCGACGAGGTCTACCGCTCGGTGCCCGTCCGGTTCCGTGGCCGCTCTGCGTGGCTGATGAACCCGGTGTGGGCTCTGGAGATCCAGAACCTCGGCACGGCGCTGTCGAACAAGTACAGCACCAACATCACCGAGGGCACCACGGCGCAGCTCTACAACCGCCCCGTCGTGGAGTCGGACGACGCCCCGTCGACCACCACCACCACCGTGCGGGACAACCGCATCGTGTTCGGTGACTTCTCCAACTACGTCATCGTCGACAAGCCCGGCTCGTTCGGTGTGCAGTACATCCCGACGATGTTCAACACGGCGAACAACCTGCCCGACGGTCGCGTCGGCTGGTACGCCACCTGGCGCACGGGTGCGGACTCGGTCAACGACCTGGCGTTCCGTCTGCTCCAGGACAAGACGTCGGCCTGATCGTCGTCTGAGTTGTGGGCGGCGCCGGCCAGGCAGGACCGGCGCCGCTCACCCTGCCACCTTCCTGCCTACGGAGGTTCCTGCCAATGGTGTACGTCCTCGCGACGCGTACCGGTGTGCTCACGCACAACGGTGTACCCGTCACAGTTCGAGAAGGCGACCGCTACCTGCGGGACGACAGCATCGTCGCTGCGTTCCCGTGGATGTTCGACCCCGAGGTTGAGCAGGCGACCGCCGCCCCTGGTGAGAAGCGCACGACGCGCACTCGTCGGAAGCCGGCGCCGTGATCAACGGCGCTGTGACGGTCGGGTATCTGCATCCCGGCCACATCTCTCACTGCTTCCACAAGTCGATGCTCGACCTGTACTTCCACGACGCGATGAACCGCAACCGCATCGTCGGCAACCCGCTGCACACTGTGAGCGAGCTGCCGAAGGAATGCGGTGCGGCTCACATCCACCAGGGCCGCAACCGTGTGGCTGCTGCCATGTTGGACGAGTCGCAAGCGGAGTGGTTGTTCTTCATCGACTCCGACATGGGTTTCGATGGCGACACAGTCGACCGGCTGGTCGACGCAGCCGACCCGACGAAACGTCAGGTGGTCGGTGGGCTCGCGTTCGCTCAGAAGTCTGATGGTAAGGCGCCGTTCTACGGGCGTCGCTACCGGATGGCGCCGACGCTGTACCACATGGCGCAGGACGACGAGGTCATCGGGTTCCTGCCCATGTTCAACTATCCGCGCAACCAGCTCGTCGAAGTCGATGCGACAGGTGCGGCGTGCATTCTGATTCACCGCCGTGCGCTCGAGAAGGTGCGCGCCACCTACGGCGACTGCTGGTTCGACCCGCTGAAGGTGCCGAACCCGAACGGTCAGGGTTCCACCGAGTTCGGTGAGGACATGTCGTTCTGTCTGCGGTTGAAGGCGTGCGACGTTCCGATGTTCGTGGATACGTCGGTGCAGACGACGCATGACAAGGGCGGCGTGTTCTACGACGAAGAGTCGTACGGGTTGCAGGAGGCGTTCTTTGCGCTTCGGCCCTGACGCCGCTCGCTACTTGTACGCCGGCCAAGGGCACTCGGTGGCCCGCCCGTTCAACCTGCGGGTGCTGTTGCCGTGGGTGTGCCGCGATGATCTGAAGCGGTGGCGTGCCGTGTGGCTCGCTTCGTGGATCGTGGCTGCTGGCGGGCTCGCCTGGTGGGGCTCCGACCTTGGTGTGGCCCGTGCGGCTGCGCTGGTGGTGCTGTGCCTCGGTCTACCGGGACTCACAGGCCCGCCTGTCGTCCGCCCGGTCGGTGTGGACCTACCGGCGTTGGCGGTGTCGATCGTCGCTGTAGCGGCCCTGGAGGCCGGCTGGTGGCCGTTGGCTGTCGTGCTGATCTTGGTGGCGGCGTCGATCAAAGAGACGTCGCCGGTGT